TGGAGTTAGCAATGACACTTGATTCATATGCAACAGACCCGAACTATATTCCTTTGGTTCGTTCAGTAATTAAGAATAACATAAGAGGAGTTTACGACTTATGATTAAGATTGGATATTTGGGTGCCGAACCCGATTCAGAGAATTATGGATTTGAATTATTAGATGAGTGTGAGCCAGTTAATATAGGAATGCTTGGTGGTTCACTTTCAAGATGTCCTTCTGTAAAGGGATATCATATGAACACTTTTGAGATTAAATGTCCTTTTAATTTAGAGTGGACTGTCTGGCAAAAAGGTGAAGATGAAAATCATGAATTTCAATGGTCAATAAACCCAAAGAATAGTTCAGTAAATGTTACTCGTGGGTTTGAACCATTTGATTTTGATGTTGGTACTGTTAATGACCCAAAAGGATTTAACTGTCAAGTGAAGCTACGACCAGAATGGTCATTTGTTTCTGATACACCAGGCACGATTATGTTACAACACAGCAATGGCATTACTACTAATCCTCAAATCATTTCGGGAATGTTAGACATATATAAATGGCCTGACAGACAGATGAGTACTGGTTATCATATTGACGAACCAAAAAAGACATTTAGATTGAAGAAAGGTGAACCATGGTATCGAGTATCATTCATAACACCAAATTTAGAACCAGTTAAACTTGTGAGAATGGAAGAACGGCCACCATTCTTACTTAAAACAAGAAATAAAGTTACACTAACTCAAGTGCAGTATGTGAACTGGCGAAAAATATTTGATGCCTTTGGTAAAAGAAGGCCTAAAAAACTAATTAATGCTTGACAACGATAACTAACCATAGTATAATACTTGTATGAATAGCGAATACAGAATCCCACAAGGTGACGGCACAGTCAAAGTAATAAAGTGGGCAGACTATATAGAACATGGACTTGAAAAACCAGAACTGATATGGACAGAACAAGAGCCATTAAAGATATTCCCAGATTGTATGCGACCTAAGGAGAGAGAAACAGAAGAATGAATATATTTTACCTAGACAAAGACCCAAAAGTTTGTGCTGAGATGCACCTTGACAAACACAGCAGTAAAATGATGGTTGAGTATGCTCAACTTATGAGTACTGCACACAGAGTCCTTGACGGCAAAGAAGTTACTCGACTCAACAAGGCAGGCCGTACAATGAAAACATACTCTCACCCAAGACGAGACCACTTTCTATACAAGTCTTGTCATGTCAATCACCCTAGTAACATATGGCTAAGACAAAGTAAAGAGAACTACGAGTGGCTGTATGAGATGTGGTGTTGCCTACACGAAGAATTCAAGAAACGATATGGCAAAGACCACATGTCATTTGTCAAGTTGAAAGGTATACTCAGAGAAGTGCCAGAGAATATTCCTAATGTGCCATTTACACAACCATTACAGGCAATGCCCAATGATGTAAAAAACGCAGACAGTATTACTGCTTACAGAGATTACTATATAAAATATAAGAAACATATTGCTGAGTGGAAAACAACCATACCGACATGGTATGCTGAAGCAGTATGTCCCTCTTAATAACAGAGGAGTGTATCAACTGTGATGTTTGTGTTCCCGAATGCCCAAACGAAGCAATTTATTTCGGAGGCAATTTCCCATTTGGCCATGAGAAGTACAGCGATGTCTATGTCATTGACGGAGATTTATGTACCGAGTGTGTTGGTCATTTTGATACACCACAATGTGTTGAAGTTTGTCCAGTAGATGTATGTCTACCCGACCCCGATAGGGTTGAAACAGAAGAAGAACTTCTCGCAAAAATATTACCTAAAAACAAAAAATAAAATGCCAACATACATATTCAGAAACAAAACTACAGGCGTTGAGTGGGAAAAAGATATGAGAATATCTGAACTCGATACATACAAAGAAGAAAACAACGCTGAGATTATTATTAAGACTGTAAATCTTGTCGGCGGCACTGGTGACAATATTGATGCCAAGACTGATGCTGGGTGGAAAGAAACCCTTGCAAAAATATCAGAAGCACACCCATCTAGTGAGCTCAACAAGCAATATGGTAAGACAAGTATTACAGACATAAAAGTTAATCAAGTCAGAGAGAAACATAAGACGCTTGCCAAACGCAGAATGGCAAAAGAAAACCCCATTAAATGATTAGCTCAGATTTTATTGGTGATGTAAACAGGTGGAATTTAATCACTCCAACTTTTTATTTAAACGATATAGACAATCAAAAACTTAGTAAAGAGTTATTGAGTACTGCAAAAAGAAAGTCAAATGATGCAGGCTCAACCTGGTATGAAGATTTTGTATCAGACATAAACGAATGTCCTAATGCATTAAAATTACTAGACACAGTACAACATGTTGTTGATAATTATTACGGCAACATGAAAATAGTTGAATGGTGGTCACACATACATCAACAAAACGAAAGTAGTAATCAACACAATCACTACCCTGCTCCCATATCTTGGGTTTACTGGGCAAAGATTCCTAAAGATAGTGGCAAGTTTGTTTTCATTCTAAATGATTACGCTAGTGCTACATCAGGAATTGACCCCATAGAAGGTGTCTTAATGTTTTTCCCAGGCTGGGTAATGCATAAAGTAACAAGAAATTTATCTTCAGATACAAGAATATCAATATCAGGCAACTTAGCGCATGACTAAATAGTAGCACAGCAAGGAGAAAGCAATGGCAGATTTTGATTTTTTAGACGGGTTTGATATGGGAGGAGATTGGGGCTTCACAGGAGTTTCAACTAAACCTTCAGACCAAACAGTCGCAGACACAAAGGCAACACAACAGGTAGTACAACAGACTGCTGATGGTGTTGGTAAAGCAGTATCTACTGAGATTATATCAAGGTTAGAAACTAAACTAGACAAGATACTTAGAGAAGTATCAGAAGCATCAACTAAAATTGATGACAAACATGAAGTTGAATTAGAGATTGCAAAATCACAAATGGATGATGAGTACGATTTGAGAAAAGACAATCTTGGCAAAATTCAAAAAGAGAAGTTTCAACAGTTAGAGAAGTTAATCATACCTCTACTTGTTAAACTTGCTAAATCACCTGAGGCCTACATTCATTGGCCAAATCGTGCAGAAGTAATTGAAGCACAACTGAAAAAGATAGTAGAAATCACAAGAGGATAATGAACTATAGTGATAGTGAGAACTCGTATAGTTACGAGGCTAATAAACCATTAACGGAAGGCCAAAGTCTTTGGGTACCTACCGATAGAATTTCAACTGAGGACTGTAATAGAATAATAGACTCAGCAAAAGATTTCAGACCTGGCACAGTTGTGCTAGATGGTAAGAATGTTGAGTCGCCAGTAAGAAAGACAAAATCAACTTTTGGAAACGAACAATGGGTTTATGATTTGGTTTGGCCGTACATGTTGGCTGCAAACTTACACGCCCATTGGCACTTTCAAGTAGATGCGGCTGAAGATTATCAAATAACAAAATACGAAGAAGGCGATTTCTATGGCGTTCATGTAGATAGTCTTGGCACACACGACTCAAGGAGAATCGACCCATCACTACCTAATCTTCACAACAAATCTCGTAAGATGTCTATGAGTTTATTATTGAATGACACTTATGATGGTGGTGACTTAAATCTTTTCTCAGTCCAGTCAATCAGAAAAGAAACAGGAACTATGGTTTTCTTTCCTAGTTTCGTACCACACGAAGTAACGCCAGTAATAAAGGGAACTAGATATTCTCTTGTCATGTGGTTTGTCGGAAGGCCTTGGTATTAAGGCTTGACAAAACTCTCATAACCTGATATAATATATCTAATATATTAAGAGGTGAAAAAATGAGTGAAGCACTAAACGCTTTGATGAAAAGCAAATTTGAAATGAAAACATTTACACATACTCCTTTGCCAGAGAGTTCGGTAAAAGAAGTGTATACAGAAACAATCAACAAGAAACGATTCTATGTAACGCCAGACGGCCATAAGTATCCATCTATCACAACTGTTCTTAGTGGCAGAGCGAAAGAAGGCATCAATGCATGGCGTGAGAGAGTCGGTGAAGCTGTTGCTAATCAAATAATGAGAACTGCTGCCAAACGAGGTACGGCTGTTCACGAACTTTGTGAAGATTATCTAAACAACAAAGAACTAGGCAATCAAGAGGTACTACCGCTTGCTATGTTTACTTTATTGAAGCCAGAACTTGACAATATAAATAATATTGTTGCACAAGAAGTTGGTTTGTATAGTGATAGATGGGGTATTGCAGGTCGTGTTGACTGTATCGCTGAGTATGATGGCAAACTAACTGTTATTGATTTTAAGACATCCACAAAAGAAAAGAAAGAAGAATGGATTGAAAACTATTTCATTCAATGTACTGCCTATTGTGAGATGTTTGAAGAAAGATATGGTCGTGCAATCGACCAGATTGCTG